GCCGCGTCAAGAACGGTAACATAGAGAGTGTACGGTTCTACTGGCTTGGTATTTAAATAAAAATCTTTCGTAGCACCATCAGCGGTGGTGACAAAATTAAATTCTTTAGGTAGGTCTCCTAGTTCAAGACGTACTCTCGACACTAGGTCGGACATTAAAGCCACTTAATTCATCTCCTTTACTACATTGACTAACGAAACAGCGGACATTTCTGTCCGCCGCTCCGCCGAATTAAGTGTAAGTCCCTAGCTTAGATAACTCCAGCTAGATAGCCTTTTTCCTCAAGGTGCTGAGCAACTTGACGAGACACTTTATATTTTTGTCCAGCTTTAAAGCTGTAGTAGTTTCCTGCTCCAAGAGTCATTGATTCAATGTCTTCTACGACACGAATAACGACTGACTCATCACTCTTGTCAATAACTGTTGGGTCATCAACAATAACAGTTGGTCTGTTTGGAACAGTAGCGTCAACTACTTCTGTTTCCAGTTTAATTTGTGCTTCGGCAGTAGCCATGGACATTTCCTGTGCACGAGCTGCCAGCGCTTCAGCATTATCAGCTGCAAGCTTTTCGCGACTACGTCCAGTAACATCAGTTGGTTTTACTTTACTTGCCATTTGTGTTCTCCTAATTAATAACTCGATGGGGGGTAAGTAGGGGGCGGTTTTTAAGACCGCCCCCCGCTTGAATTAGTTGGTTTCTGCAATAATTACAGACTGGTCAGTGATTAGACCAAGACCGAAGATTGAGTACCAAGCAAGAGCATGCTCACGACCGAAGTCAAGAATACCGCCATCGCGGAGTTCGACTGGAAGAGAGATTGCGTGTCCGAATGCGTTATCTCCAATGAAGATAGCTGCATAACGGTCAGACTGTCCGTTACCTGTCTTTGTTGCAGGTGTGATGTAACCGCCACCAGGAGTTACTGTTGGGTTAGCAACAGTTGTGTCCGCAGTGTAGTTAGTACCAGCACCGCCTGCGACCTTGAGGACCTGTGTGGTCTCAATGAATACGCAGTCATATAGACGGCCGATTTCGCCAAGCATGAAGTTGCCTGGAGCAGCGTACTTGGTAACTTCGATGAACTCTGGGTTATCACGTAGGCTACGGCTCTGGTGTGGGTGAACAAACGCAACGTATGTTTCGCCGAGGCGTGGGATGTTCTTGGTTGATAGGCTCTCAACTGCGTCCTTGACAGTGTGTGGTGTCAAGTAGCTAGCGCCAGTCATACCTGCACGGCTTGATGCGGTTGTACCGTATGCGTACCAGTTGTTGACTGCTGAGAGGTTGCTGCGGTCTTCACCATAAATGGTGGAGGTTGCTGCATATAGTGTGTCGCGTGATAGCTGGTCTAGGTAGATAGCCATGTTACGACCGAGAAGACGTGAGGCTGATGCCATTACGTCATCGAATGATGCATTGAGAAGAAGTTCAGAAACAGCAAGAGCATAACCATGCTCGGTTACTGTGATTGAGAACTGCTGTGCAGTCAATGCGTTTGTCTGCATACGAACACCTTCAACAAGGCTGTTAGCGAAGCCGAGGTTGTTGTAGCGTAGGAAATTAATCTGTAGACCAGGTGCAACACCAAGTTCAGTCTTCTTGACTGCGAACTGCTCAAAGCGAAGGATAGGCATAGCCTGGAACAAGATTTCCTTGGACCAGATTGTCTGAATCGCCTGAGTCAGCTGGGTGTTAGTACCTGAGTATGCTGTTGGGGCTGCGGCAAGGTTGCCAGTACCCGTAATACCAGATGCCATTTACTTGTGACTCCTTATTAGTTTGGTTTTGGATTTGTTGGGTTTAACCGAACAAGCCGCGAGACTTACCACGAGCGGCGTCGCTCATGATTCGTTCTCTGTATTTTGCGTATTCGTTCATCGACATTGACTGAATATCTTCAGCCGTGAAGTTTCTTTGGTCCGATTGTGTGTCCAGTGGTCCAGCTGGCGGGGTGGTTACCCTTGTCCCCGTCATTTCTCTCCTTGCGTTCTGCATCGCACTTTGCGCAGATTCAAGAATTCTTGCTGAACGCTCTTTTAATCCTTCAACTGATGCATCAATCTCTTCGCGAGTATTTCCGCTAATGAGGTCAATGAGTTCAGGAATAATGTTTTCGCGTTCGCTGTCTACACGCTGTGTGCGGTAGTTCTGGAGGTCAGCAAAAGACTTTTCGCGTTCCAGAAGAGCAAAGGCACGTTCACGCTCTTGGCGCTCACGCTCCAACTGCTCCTGCCACTCTTGTTCCTTAGTTTTAAGTAAAGAACGAACATCCATGTCATTCTCAAGAGCTTCTTGCTGTGCTTTAGCTTTCGCTTCTGCTTCAGCTGCACGTGTTGCAAGTTCTGCTTCACGTTCTTTCTTAAGAGTGTCTAGTTCTTCCTTCAGCTTGTCAATCTGAGGATAGAGTTTTTCCTTTTCTTGGCTACGAACTCTAGCCAAATCATCTTCCGTATAAAACTTGGAAGTTGCCTTAGTAGTAGGTGCGTCAGCGACAACAGAGTTGCCTGACGACTCAGCTACGACTGGAACTGTCCCTGCTTCAGCCGCAAAGGCCTCAGCATTAGCTTGTGCTGTTTCCATATGTATCCTTTACATTCTAGGGGTCGTTATCCGATGTGAGAGCACGTATGACCTAACGTTGTTTCTATTTTTGCGTTTTAATACGAAAATGTCTGCGTAAACGCTTTACTTTTCGTACTCTTCTGGTACTCGCCTCTGTGGGAGGACGGTTCCATAAGCTTCGGTTACCAACTTGTTGCGTAAGTCAGCCTCACCCATATCTGCTGCGGTTAGGGCTTCGTCCATAGTTGGTGGTAGGACGGCAG